TACAGGCGTAAAACTATTCTATGACGAACACGCATTTGTCGCAAAGTTTTGTGAGGAACATCACATTACGAAAACCCAATTCTTTGAATCTTGTATAGAGATGGTGAGGAATCCACCTACACCGTTCAAGCTATACGAAAATCCAAACGCAAACAGGAATTATTTAAAGCCTGTAGAAAGTAAATTAAGTGCCTGACTATCCAACATTAGGGAAGTTAAAAAAACAAGATGACGGCAAGATTAAAGGTTATTTAAACATACCTTTAGCACCTAGCATGAATCTTAAAGTTTCCAATGTGCAAATCAGTCCTATCGATCCCGAATATCAAGATGATTACGGGAACACTCATAGGATTTGGTGTACTCAATTTTCTGCAGAAGAAAATGAAGAGTATAGGAATCAAAAAGCTTTGGAAAATGGTAAGGGTGACTACTCTGCAGAGGGTGGCAATCCTCAACCACAAAGTGACGATCAACCGAAGGAAGATATACCCTTCTAAATAACTTCAGGACGGTTCTCCACCGTCCACTCATCAGGATGATTTATTTAGGCTCATGGAAGAGCTTCCTCAAAGAAACTTTGTCTTACTTTTTCGTAAGCTTAAAGAGCATCCCATTTATAAAAAACCTCACTCTTGTCACTACCTCACCCACTGTCTTATTTCGGCATGGTGGAATCCAAATAAAAACAAACAGTGGGATGAGGGTGATGATGTTATTGAAATCAAACGTGGTCAGTTCTATTCGACACTCAAAAGGTGTTCTGAGGAAACAGGTATGTCAGTTCAGAACATTAGGACCGCACAAAAAAATCTTGTTAAACACGGTTTTCTAACAATCAGGGTAACAAAGCACGGAAGGCTCATAACTGTCTGCAAATACTCACTCTATCAGGCCAAGCCAAAAGAGGGGGTAACAACGGGGGTAACAGAAGCCCAACAAACGCTTAACAAACACAGTAACAAAGAGAACAAAGATAACAATTATTTTTATAAAGGAAATAAAAAATCATTTGTTCAAAAGCCTAAAAAAGAAAGCTTACCAACAAGAGATCAATTCAAGGTACATCCTTCAGGGATTAAAGACCTTAGAGCATACAGGATGCTAGTTAAATCATATCTCAACATTAAGTTAAACGATTCAAATCATGACGAAGAAATCAAGCGACTCCACGAAAAAGGAATCACCCCACAAGAAGCAGTTAAAAAAATCCAACATCACTGAGAAACAAGTGACAGAGGAAATCAAATCATGGAACAAATCTCATCCTGAGATAACCCTGATTCGATTCAACACTACCGGGATACCAAATGGAAAGGATGGCTTTAGAACTAATAGCCTTAAAGGGGCACCTGACTTTATCGGTGTTTACATGATGGCAAAGATCCCGGTGACATTTTATTTCGAAATTAAATCACCTACCGGGACACAACGTGAGTCGCAAAAGAAATTCGAAGAAGCTTCAAAAAAACTTGGGCACCACTACTTCATCATCCGATCCGCTCAAGAAGCTGAAGATGCTATCGCAAAAATCCATAGAACGCACTCTCAAAAAATCGGGTGGAGCTTCCTTGGAATCCAAGACCCTTACGGACAAAAAAATCTCAGCAGAACAGATCTTGGAAAAAGTGCCGAACCTGAGAGAACTATATCGTGAAGCAGTTACCAAAAAAAACTTACTTTACAAAGCCGAATCATTTCAACAAGCACAAGATATTGTGGATCTGTTTAAACAACATCTTCCCAATGATATCGGCATTACGATTATAAGAAACTCAGAAGTGAATTGTTACAGGGTAGTAATTGAAACTGAGAAAACTAAAGCGGAAGCAGAAAGGATATTCAACGATCAAAAGAAAAGGCTCATGAAGGAGATGAGGTTTAAAGGTATGTCAGAAGAGCAGGAAAAGGTAGTCAGAAACTATGACCGAAAAAGGTATTGGGCCGAAAGATACAAAAACAAAAAAGCCACTAAAAAAGAAATCTCAAAGGAAGCAAAGAGCTTTAAGTTTAAAAGATAGTCCTAAGTTTTGGGACGAGGTTTGGGAAATGATGGAGAACGGTGCTAATCCTCTCGATATAGCAACCGCTTACGACATTCCCAAGATGTCAATTTACAATTGGGTTAGAAGAGATCCTGAGAAAGCATTAAGAGCAGAAACCTACCAACAAAATCGAGCCGATGTTCAGGCCGATGAGATTGGAAGTCTAGCAGAGTTAGATAAGCTTCAAGCAGTATTCGATAAGCAGATTAAAGAAGGAAATCCTAACCCTGCATTAGGTAGATACATCATGGATAGACGAGCATGGTATGCAAAGGTTTCTAACCCTGATAAGTACGGTGATAAAAAACAATTACAGGTTACACAATCCACTAGGGTTGAACATGTCAATGAGCTTAGAGCAATGAACAAAAGAAAGCTCAAAGATATAACACCACCAAGAAAGGAAATAGGTCATGAAGAAAACTTGGAAGAGGGAAAAACATAGAAGCAGGTTAACACCTGTTAAGTTTGTGGAGTATCACACATTCCCTTCAGGTAAACGATTGGCAAAGTGGCTTTACAATTGTGAATGTGGAAACACAAAAGTAATTATTCAACAAAGCGTAAAGCAGAATAAAACATTTAGTTGTGGATGCTTATTGGCAGAAACAAGTAGAAGTAAATTGCCTAAGATGAATGAAAGAAGGAAGTGGGCACCTCATTCAGGTTTTCAAAAAGGTAATGAAGCTTGGAAGAAAAGGAAGAATTATAACAAGAGTGAAACATCTAAAAGTAAAGGTTTGATTAGAGTGTATGAAAGTCATAACAAAAATAAGCAAACAGATAAACACTGCTACTTAACCAAAGAACAATTTAACTACATTTACGAAGTTGGCATTATACCACCCGAAATTCGAAGCAAGTTGTCTATATGCGAAAGAACAGGAAACTTTATTATACATTAAGTATCAACCTTCCTGTCACGACTGTCAGAGTGCAATTAAATCTAAAGCGGATGTTAAAGTATTGATTGAGCATCCTTTGCAGATTGAATCATCATTCCCTAAAGATTGGATTAAAGATGATGCAGATGTACACGAAATGCTTGCAATCTTTCACCGATATTTAAAGGAGTTAAAACGATGAATTGGAATGACGAGAAACTGAAATATTTATACTTTGCATTTATAGCATTAATCATACTGCTACTTATTCATTCTGAATCAAAAGCATTTGGCTTTAAATCATTAGCTATTAGGCAGATGTGGAATGCATGTTTCCAAACATCAATCAATGTTGAACCACATGTACCTCATCCTGTACAGGCAATGCTATGTGATTGTGTCGTTGATAAGGGAAGGAACTTCTATCTAACCCACGAAAACTACAACCGATCCACTGACAATAAAACAATAGTTTGGGCAAACTTTGTCAACGATTGTAAGTATGAGATACATCAAATATTAAAGGGTGATCAGAGAATATGAGCGAGCATTACAGAAGACATAATATTGAAGCAATTGATGTGATCAATGATTGGGAACTTAACTTCAATCTAGGCAATGTCATTAAGCTTGTATCGAGACTCAATTACAAGAATGAAGGAAAGGATAAACACCGGGACATTAGGAAAGCTATCGACTACCTACGTTACGAGATTTATTACGACATAGCCAAAGCATCTAGTGAAGCGAGAAATGAGCAAATAGACCCGAATAAAGAACAATATGAGCCTATCCTGCGATATGACGATGATAAGCTTCGTGATCTACGGGGTGGTCAGTAAGACCCTCGCCCATCGGCCCCGTGAAAAGGCTCACGCACGAGGGGTTTTCCAAGAGTCTAGGGTGGATATTATGCGGTGGTATTCCTTCCCGGTAGACGAGGTAGTCAGTATTTGCAACGGTTCACGGCACTTTCCAAGGCTTGTCAAGGGTGTTGTCAAGAGTATAGGCCGAAATCTACCACAAAATTTCCCACTACCATTAAAAAAAAGACCCCCCCCACCCTACTCCCATCGAAATAAAAAAACGTGCATAGAGGATACACCCAAATAAGGAGACTAAATGGATTTTGCTCTTTTTTTTGTTTTTCTTTTTTTAGGCACATTGTTTTTCGGAATAGTGATCTTAATGTACACTCTTTGGAGAGTCGGAAGAGGCGATTGGTATGCAGTAATATTTAAAAGGAAACATGGCGAAACTTGATTATTTAACGACAACGGAAGCATTAGATTTCATTCATGATAATTGGGGTGAAAGTATTACACTTGATGCCTTTCGCAAACAGGTTCAAAGAGGTAGGATTAAGAGTAAGCAATATTTTAAAGGTGGTAATCATTTGTTCACTAGGAAGGAGTTAAATCGGTGGGCAAAAGAAAAGTTTGGTAAATACAACTTATGTCTTTAGATGTAGTCAGGTTAACAGAAGATTTAGAGTTAGAACGAGAAATCGTGCAGGGTATTAAGTTAACAGAAGAAGCAGAAAGTGCATTGCTTCGATGTTTAAGGTTAGTCATAAAGCAGAATAGTCTTCCACATGAATTAACTTTTAATGAGAGGAACCTAGTTATCGATTTTAAGAAGCTTTTAAGCTATCGGAAGCAAGCAAGAAAGCACGTTAATGATTTATATGTAAAAGAAAGGACTGCACTTGTACCTGAAGCGGAAGCAATAGCTTATATCGATCTTCGGGAGAGTGGAGATAATGATTTGCCTGATTGGGAAGATCGGTGGAATCGATACTTTCATAAGGCAATGAAAAAACTTGTTTTTGAACGGTTAGGAATCAAGGAAGAATCCTATGGGACTAGAGAAATCAGCAGATAAGATTAGAGAAGAGTGGGCACGGGCTAAATGTGAAAGCATTTGGGGTGCAGAAGTGTTACCTAATCCGAAAAACTATCCTTTCGATTGGCAGGTAATGAGTCCTGATAAAAATTGCCTAGCAATATGTGAATTTAAGTCATCAAATTGGCCTTTAGAGAAACTTATTGGGGAATACGGTGGATTTCGTGTAGGTATTCGGAAATTCACTCAGGCATATCCTATACCGATGATGTCGGCTATTCCGTTTATGCTCGTTTTTAAGGCTTTAGAGGATGATTTGTATGTTCATTCGATGACAAAGGACTTTTTGGAGTCAAATTCGTATCCAATCACCCGTTTTTATAATCAGAGAACAGGTGTAAAGAACGATATTGAACCTGCAGTACTGTTAACCCCTGAGATGTTTAAAAAAGTCAGTGAGGATGATTTTGATCCGCTTTACGGGGTAGCGTATTGAGTAAGCATAAATATGCTCAACTCGATCTTACATTGGATGAGCTTTATGATTTAGATAGGGTTTTAGACAATTTGATTGAGTTGAGTGGAAATTCGGTGATTATGGATTGGTACTTTCACGGGATCGACATGATGAACATTGTTTCGATTCATAAAAAGATGATTGACAAAATTGAAGTAAAATATGCAGAAGAGCATATGAAAGTAAACGAGAGGGATGGCAGAAAAAGACTACAAAGGCTTTAAAAAACTATCATCCTATCTAGGTGTTTATGAAAACAACCTTGATGTGATGTTGTGCAGTGATATGATCGAAAAATTCAAGAATGATGATCGAAAATATCCTGCTAGGACGGTGAGAGGTGAGAGAGAAACATTAAAAAGAACGAATCTTGATATATCGGATCTAGACGATTGGCTCGATTATGACAAGCTTCTTTATGAAGCATTAAAAAGAGGTTTAAAGAACTATCCTTTTTTTAGACCAATCGGACCAACACAAGATGTCGGTTTTATGGTATGTCACCAAGGTGAAAAAGATCATTACGATTGGCATTCTGATGCTCATTGGGAATTAAATTACAACCGAATAGTGACATTTCTATGGTATTTAAATACTTTAGAAGACGGTCACACTGAATTCGGATTTGGGACAAAGATTAAGCCTGAAGTTGGTAGGCTTTTACTTTTTCCTGCAAACCTAATGTTTATACATCGTAGTTGTAAAACCGAAACAGATAAGTATATCTGCACGGGGTGGATTTATGAGAAAAGCCACACTGCAGACAAACCACTGAATACCTACCTAGAGTAGCCCCCAAATTAAGCGAATTCCCCTGTTAAAATGGGGGAATGAGTGATATTCGTGAATTTATAGAACTTTATCAGGATGATCCTGTAGGGTTCGTAGAAAACTGTCTAGAAATACCTCTAGATCCTTGGCAAAAGGAATTTTTAGAGTGTATACCTCACCACAGAAAAGTAAGCATAGCGAGTGGACACGGTACAGGAAAAAGTACGGTGGTATGCTTTTTACTTTTATGGCATATTTTATTCAAATTCCCGCAAAAATCGATAGTCTCAGCCCCCTCTAGTTCACAACTTTATTCTGCTCTTTGGGCCGATTTAAAAATGTGGATTGAAGCACTTCCCGAAGTATTAAGAGATACAATTGAATACACTTCCGATGTAGTTAGGTTGAAGGAAGCACCTAATGAAAGCTTTATTCGGGCTTCTGTAGCACGTTTAGATCAGCCTGATGCTCTCCAAGGAGTTCACTCCGAAAATGTACTTTTATGTGTTGACGAATCCGCAGGTGTGCCTTTATCGGTCTTCGAAGCATCATACGGAAGTATGTCTTCTGATAATGCAAAAATGGTGTTGACAGGTAACCCAACTAGGAATTCGGGATACTTTTATGACACGTTTCATCGAGCATCTTCGGAGTGGAAAAACTTCTATGTTTCCTGTTTAGATTCTCCAAGGGTGAGTGAATCGTATGTAAACGAAATGAAGGCTATTTATGGTGAAGATAGTGCAGTTTATTCGGTTCGTGTATTAGGTAGGTTCGCAGATGTACAAGATGACGGTTTTATCCCTTTATCAATTGTAAATAGTGCAGTTGGTAGAGATGTGGAACCTTCACCTACGGCACCGATAGTTTGGGGTTTGGATGTGGCTCGACAAGGGAGTGATGCATCTGCTTTATGTAAACGTAAAGGTAATGTAATCCTTGAACCGATTAAAACTTGGAGGAAGTTAGATTTAATGAATTTGGCAGGTGTCGTTATGCATGAATATGAACATGCAAGACCTGAAGACAAGTGTTCCGAATTAATCGTTGATGCAATTGGGATCGGTGCAGGGTTGTCGGATAGATTGCGTGAAATTGGGGTGATCAATACTAGAGGAATTAATGTCTCTGAAGCTTCATCTTTGGGTAAAGAATGTGGCAATTTAAGAGCAGAATTGTGGTATAAGGCAAGAGAGTGGTTTGAGAAAAAAGATTGCAAGATTCCTGAAGATAAACAATTGATTCGGGAATTGACAATGCCGAAATACAAGTTTGATTCTAAAGGCCGATATTTAATCGAATCTAAGGATGAAATGAGAAGACGAGGAGAGAAGAGTCCTGATGTAGCCGATGCATTCTGTTTAACAATGGCAAGCACCCCGGCAATCTTAACAGGTGGTGAAAAGTATAGTTGGAATGAACCCCTTCAAAGAGGGTTAAATTTATGATGGTACCCCATGTTAAAATAACCACGTTACTTATTTTAAGCATTTATTGATTCTCATAAAAAATGGCATTATACGGGTCAGAAAACGAAGAAGAGATTAATGTTGCTCCTGCAATGGACGAGGAGGAATTTAAGGCTCAATGTAGGTCTGAAATTGATGATGCAGTTGACTTTTGCGAGAACTATTTAGGTCCGAAAAGGTCATCAGCTACTGAAGCTTATTATCAACGCCAATACGGTGATGAAGAACAGGGTAGAAGTCAATTTATAGATTCTACTATTCGTGACACGGTACATGCTATCCTTCCTTCCCTGTTAAAGATTTTCTTTTCTTCAGACAAGGTGATGGAATTCGTTCCAAGGATGCCTGAAGACGTTCCTTTTGCAGATCAAGCTTCCGATTATGTGAGTTGGGTTATTTCACAAAATAATCCCGGTTTCATGGTTTATCATGATGCGATGAAAGATGCTCTGATTAGAGGATCGGGTTTCATCAAATTTTATTACTCAGAACATAAAGAGGTTGAGGGATACACCTATACAGGACTTGATGATGATACTTTAGCCTTCCTGATGCAGGATGAAGGAGTCGAGATTAAAGAAATCGATTCTAAGCCTATCGAAGAGGTTCCCGGTGTACCACCTGAAGAAGTTCCGATGACACATGATGTGCGGATCGTGAAGACTTCTGATAAAGGAAAAATTTGCGTTGAATGTGTTCCACCCGAAGAAATCATTTACAACCGAAGATCTACAGGCTTTGAAAACAATTCCACAACCTTAATCGGTCACCGAAGAGTAATGACCGTAGGTGAGTTGGTTTCTTACGGTTATGACAAAGAAGATTTCATTCATTTAGCAGGAACAAAATACGATTTAGATGATAGTGAGGAGTTTATAACAAGAAGACCTGAAGTGCATGGTTCTGACGGTGGTAATGTCATAAATGATGATGCTTCAAAGCGTTTACTTTATACCGAAATTTATATCAAAGTTGATTTTGATCAAGATGACATAGCAGAGATAAGAAGAGTCTGTTTTTGTGGAGACAATCAGGAAGTTATGTTGATGAACGAACCTGTTAATGATTTCCCTTTTGTACATCTAAATCCCTACCCTGAACCACATGATAGTACAGGTAGTGGAATTCACGATAGATTGAAGGATGTTCAACGCACAAAGACAAGTATTATCCGGGCCATGTTAGACTCTCTCAGCCTCTCAGTTTTCCCAAGAACCGCATTTGTGGACGGAGAGGTGTCGGTTTCGGATTTAATGAACGGTGAAATCGGAAGTTTGGTCCGAATGAGGTCACCAAATAGTATCGTTCCCTTGCATTTACCCTACACGGGACAACAGGCCGAAGGGATGTTGAACTATTTTGGAGAAGTAACAGAAAACAGGACAGGAATAAGTAAGGCAAGTCTTGGATTAGATCCTTCTAGTTTGATGAGTTCATCACCAATTGCAGTGAACGGAACTTTATCAAATGCACAACAAAAAGTTGAATATGTGGCAAGAGTATTTGCCGAAAAAGCGTTTAAACCTTTATACAAAGGAATCTTAAAGTTAATTGTACAACATCAGGATCAGGAAACGGTAATTCGATTAAGAAATGATTGGGTGCCAATGGACCCGAAAGCTTGGGACTCAAACATGGATGTAATGGTTAACGTAGCTTTGGGAGGAGGTGATGATAATCTTCGTTTGCAAGCATTGCAGATGATAGCGAGTAAGCAGGAACAAATCCTGACTACAGTTGGACCCGATAACCCTTTAGTTGGAGTAGTCGAATATGCAAATACTTTAAGAAAAATTACAGAACTAAGCGGATTTAAAGATGCAGATCAATTCTTCAAAGATCCGCTTAAACAACCACCACCTGAACCTAAAGAGAAGGAACCAACACCTGAAGAGCAAATGATGGCAATGCAACAACAACAATTCGCTATGACGATGGAATTGGAAAAAGCAAAACTACAATTGGATGCAGAAAAAGCCAAAACTAATGCTCAAATTAAAGAAGCTGAGATGACAGTAGATGCACAATTAAAGATCACAGAATTGGGTGCAAAATATAATCAAAGCATCGATACAACACAACTCAAAGGTGATTTGGATACTCAACGTGAAAAGATACGTTCATCTGCAAATATAGAGTCGGCTAGAATACATGCCGAAAACAGAGGAAACCGTTGAGAAAGTTATCACAAAAACAACGAGAACAAAGATTAGGATATAACCAAATGTTTTATTACGATGGCAATGATGACCCTTTTGAGGGTGGATGTTTAAAATGCGGAAAAACACCGTGCGAATGTAAAGAAGAGGAGGAGTGATATGCCACATGGAAAAGGCAGTTATGGAGGAAAACGAGGAAGACCCCCTAAACGAAAAAGAAATATGTAAATTCTGCCTGATAGTTAACAGTCAGGTTTTTGTTCATGGTCATTATCAATGTACATACTGCAAAGTAATAACGGTGCCTTGTTGTAACGGGGAAAGTGCCTAAAAAGTTAAAAAACAAACTTCGTAGACAAGCACAACAAAAAGGCATGACGGGTGATCAAGCGGATCGTTATGTCTATGGTGCTTTACGAAAAATAGAGAGGAGAAAAGGTCGTGTCTAGATATGAAGCATACCCGTATATGGGGGAAGCTAAACCTTCTTTTTTCGATAGACTTGTAAGTCTTATTCCACAAGTCAATTCACAACCAAGTAGTGTTCCCCCAACTTCCGATATGTCTACCCGTGTAGACTATCAAAACATCCCCGAATTAAACCAACCACAACCCACTCAAATTACACCACAAGATATTGGTCAAGGTGTTTTAGCTACAGGTGAAGCATTAGTTCCTGTTGACCCTATAGGTTTCAGGGAAGGACAACAACAATACCTTAAAGGATCAGGCCAAATTACTCAGGGTGGAGCTAATGTTGGTGAGGGTGTTTTAAACATGCTAGGTGGAGGTGCAATGGTAGGTGCATCTTTACTTGGTGGATATAGTGGTAAAGCAACAAGGCCAATTAAACCGATTGCAGAACAAGCACTTTCCAAGTTAGGAAGAGAGACAGTCGAGGGTGGTGAATTCCTCATGTCTAAACGAAAAGGTGGTAAGAATGTTTTAGAGAATGTAACCGGGAATTCTTATAACAAATCTTTCATTAGTGTAGCCGATTCGGAGTTTCCACATATGGCAGTCGATGAAAGTACAATTATTCCTGAAATGACCTATGAACAACTAAAAAAAGAAAAAGGAACATTATCTAAGATTAATTTATTCCGA